CAACGTGGGGTGTTTATTTCCAGGTTCACCGCTTACGAAACTGCTCCGGCAGGCTTTCCTCGAACTCTGCGCTTTCGACTTCTTCCTCGCCTAGATATGCCAGTTCAATGTATTGCTCGCGCGTCATGGGAAGGCCAAAACTCTTCATAATCCCCAGGACGCCGTCACCGTAACTATTCCCAGGTTGGGGGGTTGATGCCACCGGCTTTCTCATTAACCAATCTCCTCGTTTCGTCAATTCCGATGTCGCCGTTTCGATAACGACGCCATATGTCGTCAATGGCTGCCACGTTTTTCTTGCTCTGCTTGAATTTATCCGTGAACAAGCCGCGCGCAGCCTCCCAGGTTATGGACTGCATTTGACGCGGCAGGATATCACGCTCTTGCGCCGCCCGTCTATACGCTTCGGCATAGAGACCGTAATTGCCAGACACGCCAGAGACAGACGACCCCTTTGTCGTTCCGCGTCCTTTGACGCTCATGTTCTTAAAGTTGTGATCGACCTCTAGGCTATTACCTGATAGCGGACGAAATAAGCCCGCCGCCACCGCATGGGTGTCAATCGTGACGTCACCATACGGTGAATTCGGGTCATAGATGTTGTTGTAGAAGTTGCGGACTTTGTGCCGCTCGCCCATCATTGGCGATATTACGCTCATGTCTCCATTGGCCCTCACAGCGCCAACGGCTTTGGAAATCTCGTTTAGCGACCCCCAGGCTACCTTTGATGGCGATCCGTCAGCTTTCGTCGCCACCTGCAAGAAATCACCCTCTGGCCCTACTATTCTATAATCGCTCGTGTTATGGGCCTGATCTCGCAGACGGACAAACAGAGCGCGCATTGCGTCTTGCGTGGCAATATCGGGATGGGTTATCTCAGAAAATGATTTCCCTCTGATATTTTCAAACAACGGTTTATATTTTGGCTTGTCTAAAACTGGACTGCCTTTGGCATCTTTAATGCTGAAGAACATATCAGACATTGCGTTTGTCATCTTTTCGTCTTTGTTCTTTACAGCAACGTCTAAAACTCTCTGAGCAAGACTGACGTTCTGATACCAATCCTTTTGGGGAGATAGTGCGGCCAGAACAGCAGCAACAGACGTGTCTGGAATCTTATATTCAGACGACCAACTGTCTGTGATGTTACGCGCGCCATCATACCATAGCTGCGAACGGGCTCTAGTCTGTGGCGGTATCTGATCGTGTAAGTAGAGCAGGTTGTCTTTGACGTGATCTATAAATTGTTCCGCGGTTTCGTCTGTCGATGCTCCCGGAACAGGTCGCATATTCGGATAATCTTTGGTGATATTCACGTTATAATCATAAATCTTTGGATCTGCTTGCATCTCTCTGAGGCCGATTACCAGTTCTCCCGTCAGAGGATCTTCTGTGGCTCTTGCCGCCGTTGGCAATCTTGTCGAAATGCGCCCCGGCGCTCCGCCTAACTGCGGCAGCGCTCTTTGACCGACCTCCTGAGTGGCCTGCCCCAGGATATCCTTCGACGCGCCTTCCGTCAGCGCGTCAATGGCCCTGCCGCCTGCCGCCTTGGTCCCGAGCCCAAGCCCGGTCTTTATAAGCGGACCCAGGACATCACCGGCCAACGGAATAGCGCCAAAGCCAGCCGCCAGGCCGAGGCCGGCTGCCTCTCCTATATTGCCGGGCGTCGGGTTATCGTAGGCCCTGCCTGCCGCCAAAGCCGCATCCTGCACATCTATGACGTCACCCAACCCAGGGGCCATCTCAGCAGCGCCCAATAGGTTGTATTGCGTAAACGCGGGGACGCCAAAGCCCGTCAGCGTCTCTACTGCCCACTTGCGGATCGGGTCTTGATAGCCAGCCAGTTCGCGCTGGCGCGATGCCCTCTCCGCCTCTGGATCATATGGCGCTGGCCTTGGGTTCGCAGCCCTGAACCCGGCCTGGAAACCATCCGATAGGCCGATATTAGACAGCACGTCGCCATAGAGTTCCGGTCTTGCAGATATCTCCGCCGCATAGCGATAGGCCGTACCTTCATCCATGCCCAGGTTCTGCATCAAGCCACCTTGAATAATCTCCGGGTCCATTTCGCTATTCCTTCGCGCCAGGGTCTATGATGCGTCTGGTAATACTGATCTGCAACGCGCCGCCGTTGTCGCCAGTGATCTCTTGCTTGTCCCTCTGACCGAGCACCTGCTTGCCAAGCCAGACGAGCATCGTCGGGTTTCCGTCCTGGGCCGCCTTCCACTGTGCCCGGCGCAGCGAAGCCTTCCCTTCGCCCTGGTGCTTTTTATAGAGGGCTTCAAAATTATCCACACCCTCAATGCCTTGCTCTTTGATCCGCCGGTTCAAGGTGGTGTCGCTCATGCCAAGAATGTCGCAGATTTCGTCGCGAGTGCACTGGATGCGGATCATGTTGATAAGCTGTTCCAATTCCTTGTCGCTCATGGGCTTCATCGGCCCTTTCGGCCCTGTCTTTGCCACAGACAATCTCCCAAAAAAAAATCGCCGGCCCGATTAAAGGCCGGCGAGTCCATAACCAAACAGGGGAAGGATACGCCCAATGACCTAGAGGATAAGGGCCATCAGTCAGGTCAAGATATGCCATTGCCAAAACGATGTCAAGCGATGCGATCATCGCAAACCTTGGCTACGGCATCTATCAATTCCGGCCTATTAGTTTCCATGATGACGTAATCTCGCCCTTTGGCAAATCTGGTCCCGTTGGAAGACAACCAGTAGTTTGCCTTCGTTACAACTGTGTTTGTGGCAAAGACTTTTACGGTTTTCCAGGGATGATCCGCGCGCTTGACCGAAACACCCCATTTCGTTCCGTCGATCTCATCCGTAAATCCAAGCAATTCCCAATCGTCTCCAGTAGGGATGTTGCCGCTGAATTTCTGTCGTGATACTTTTGCTTCAGGCATCGAAGCGGTCCTTTCGCTTTGGCTGAGAATCGGCAGCGTCTGTTCCACCAGCGCTGCCGTTTCGCTATCTAGACACAAACCAATCTCACTAGCAACTGGCATCGCCGCTGGCACCCGGTATCGGTCGGTACCCTCCCTTTAACAAGGGGGAGGGGGTGTACCGCGCCGATACCGCTGGTACCGCCCTTGCCACCCGGTATCAGAAACCCCGATACCGGCTAGGTACCGGCTGATACCGCCCCATTTTTCTCCATTAATAACAAAGCCTTATACGTCTTATCTATCAGATACCACCCGATACCGGTGTCATCTGTCGGCGCTATAATGCCAGCCTGGAGCAAAAAGCCGATCAGCTTGGTTTCCACAGACGGCTTGGCGCAATTCTTGGCGCTTGCCTGCGACAATCCGCGGCTATCAACATAGAAATTTATGACGTCGTCACGGCTGATGCACGGGCTAGCCTGGAAAAGATTTGCGCCGCCGGCGTGCCACCAGCAGGCTCTAAAATCCTGCTTCATCCTGGCAAGTTTGCTGTCCTCTTTCAGCGGCGTTTCCGGCCCGTCGGACGGCATCAAAACGGCGCTGGCGACCTTCTCGCCGTCCTCGTCAAACCAACCGGCAATCTCAACGCGGTCCAGCGACGCAAAAATTGGATCGGCGATCTCTGCATCTTTTGATTTACGCTGCACCACCTCGATGACGTCACCCGGCACGACGCTGATCTCGATATCGAGTGCGCCTTTCCATGCGCTCGACCCGCGCGCCCGGTGCTGCGCCTCGGCTGATACGCCAGTGTGATGCACCAGGATTACGGTGCAGCCAAACTCCTGGATCAGCGCCCCGCAGGCGTCGAGCATTGTTTTGGTATCGGAGGAACTATTCTCATCCCCAAAAAGATGCCTATGGAGGGTATCAACCACGATCACGGCTGGCGTGACGCCCAAGGCACGGATCGCGTCGGCAGTCTTTTGGTACCCGGCAGCTGTGTTGAGATCCAGGCCATGGCGTGACAGCCACATATCGAGACTGCGCACGTCGTGGCGCTGTTTCCAGGCGGCGACGCGGCCACGCAGGCCGTGGTGCCCTTCGCCGGCCAGATAGATCACCGGACCTGATCTAACCTTATGGCCATGCCACTCTGCAATAGCGCCTTTGCTGGCTATCGACAGCACCATGTCCAGGACCAGGAATGTTTTACCGCCGCCTGATGGGCCATGGATCATAATGAGCGCATCGCTCTGCACCCAGCGCTTAATCAGCCATTTGATTGGTGCGGGCTGTTTCGAAAAGTCGTCAGCAGGAACCAGCCAATCATCGACCGGCG